ACATACTAATTTGGATACTATTTGTAGCACTGATTCTAGGTTTCGTAGCAATATCGGAACATGAAATAGCTAAACAAGATGCAGAATGGATTAAAGAGGAGGAAAAGAAATGGAAAAAGAAGTAATACAACCTTATTACGAGGACGACTATCAATCACTAGATGAGGTCGACACGGTAGATTTGCTAGAGATGAAGGAAGGTGCGTTAAACGACCTGAACGAGAGTGAACGAACTATTCACCGTATAAATCAGATATTAGCCAGTCGTGCAATTTACGCCACGCAATTGGAGCTATTTTAAGGAGACATATGAAACGTTATAAACTACTTAAAGATTTACCAACGTTCAAAGCTGGAGGTTTATTCTATATATCTGAATATGGTGCTTTGGTCTATGATGATGGCGGTTTTGGTGTTATGGCTTACGCCCAATCGACGCTTGAAAAGTTCCCGAATATCCTCACAGAGTGGTTCGAGGAAATAAAAGAACCGACGGACAGTATTCATTGGAAGCCTAAGCACGGCGATGAGTATTTTTGGATTGATGAATGTGGAAGCATATTGCCAGGTACCTTTTACAGAGATTCCCTGTATGACCAGCAACGACTTACTTTTGGCAATGTCTATCGCACAATAGAAGAAGCCGAAAAAGCCCGTGAACGTAGATTAGCCGAAGTCAGGTTACAACAAACCTCAAACTTTAAGCCAAACTTTGAGGATTCTAGAGGTGGATGGGTAGTCTACTACAATTACAAGGACAAAGAACTATACTCATACGATACTGACTATGACGATTCTGGTGAAACCATACGCTATGCAACCGAAGAAGACTCTCGAAAATCTATCAAAGAAAATCGAGAAGATTGGCTGATTTATTTTGGAATAAAGGAGAAGAAATGAAAGAATTTAGTATTCCAGTAAAAATAACTTTAGACTGTTATTTATCAGTACAGTCCAGCAATCAAGATGAGGCTTATGAAATTGCCGACGACACTATGTACTGGGCATACCAAAACGGCGCACCAGAGCGACACAAGGACTTATCTATCCTAGACTGTGAGATAGCAGTGGATGGTGAAGATATAGATTTAGACGAGTGGAGAGACCCGTCAGATACAAATGAAAGCTAAATGTACCCTATGGGGGTAAGGAGGAAACAATGTCAGGCACACGAACAGGCGGCTTAAAAGCCGCTCAGAAAAACTTAGCAAGCAACCCGAACTTTTACGCAGAAATCGGACGAAAGGGTGGCTCTGCTACATTTGCAAGTCACGGAACTTGTAAAGGATTCGCACAAGATATCGAATGCGATTGCGATCTAATCGACGGTCCTCACTTTGTAAAAAAGTGTGCAGGCAAAAAAGGTGGTCGTATCAGTAAACGAAAGTAAACGGGTACGATTTGTACCCAGTAGAACATTAAAATCAACCGTAGAACTGGACAGATGACTATTTTGCCCACCCAAGTCATCTGTTCAACTGGCAACATCAAACCTTAAAGTAATTAACTCACTTAATGATATACAAATTGGTGTTGTCAACCGGCTATATAAGTGGCGGAATAGGTAGACGCTATCTTGAAAATAAGTACCTAATCATGAGCTTAGGGGTATCTGCTTATTGATAGAAAGCTTCGTAGCATGTGATGTGACTTTACGAAACCTAATTCCCTCGAATGTGAGGAAATTAAAACTCGGCAAATCATCATCTTATATAGCCACCAGTTCTGCGGTTGAATTAAACGATAAGACAAGGAGATTGATATGTCTAAACTAAGAATTTTTTGGGAATATATCCTAGCAGCATTAACAGTTGCAGTGCCTCTTTACTTGCTGTTTTCAGTACGGTTGCAAACTTCTGATAATGTAGTTTCTGGAATTGTTTATAACAACCAAAACAATAGCATATTCGGTGGCAACACATACTTTAGGGTTCGCGCATCAGAAAATACTGTAGTAACAAAAGAAAATACCAGTAAGTTCTGTCTACCGCCGAATTCGCCATACATTAAATTGGTGAATGAAGCCGCCAAAGACAAGAATATCAAAGTGGTTGTTACAAGCAGCAAGGTGCTTACGATGGTCCCGTCTCCTTGGCATTGTGTTGATAACGTTAAGGTCGAGAGATTGAATTAAATTACACGAAATCGTGTGAATAAGGAAAAAGAATACGATAATGTCTAGAATTAAATCAGCAAAGCGTTACAAAATATGGGGAACTAGGGGCTTCTGCTGTAAGTTCGAAGACGGATGCAAAGCTGCATATGTAATTGCCAACCGAGTATTCCGTAGAAAAACTCGACAATATCTTAAGCTTGTTAAAAATGGAAGGGAGATAGAATAATGGAAAAGATGAAAGAAATCATAGTCAGAGACTCTAGCAGCGATATCAAAAACAAACTCCCAAAAGAATATAGAAACATGAAAGTGAGGTTCTTTCAGTACAGTCTAGATGCGTTTTATTATAAAAATGATGACATATCTATTCTCGCCGATTGCGAATACGAAGGGGGCGACAATTGTTATCCTCAAGAGTTGCTATACGAAGAGACCGTTGAAGAGTTGTTCAACAGTAATGACTGGAGTATGTTTATTGTATTCGACAAACGTAAGGATGACAAAGATGAATAATCGCAAGAGAGAGCTTATTGAACACTTAGTAAGGTCAATTGACTATACAAAAGAAAGAATATTGTATTGGGAAAGGCTTAGAACGAGAGAAAGCTACGACATTTTTGTACGATTGAACGAAAGCGACGAAGAGAATGAACTAGTCAAAGTCGAATACAAAGACGATATCGTAAAGCGAATTATCGATGACTACAAGCGAAGCTTCAAAGAATATGACAAAGCACTGGACGAGCTGCTGGAGGAGAAATAATGTCCGACTCGATACGAAAATCAATCGAAAAACAAAATAAACTACTTCAAGAAATCTTGCAAAAGGGTAGTTTAGAAAGTGTGCTGAAAGATGTAAGCTCGACCAGCCCTAGTGTCACGTCTTTATGGGCGGACCCGTATAATTACGATAAAACGAAGAGATGTATAAATGGCAATATCGGTGAACGTATTCTAGAAGTCGCGAGACTGTATGGAGAAATTAAATATTTTACTGAGGTAATTCCAAAGTGGTACAAAGTCTTCAAACGCATTAAACGGGAGGCTCCGAATGGTGTTGTATGTGAAGAGATAGACAATTTTATCAAAAGATATGAGGAGGAGCATGAAAATCTATAACGTAGAGCGCAAGGAAGCATATGACCCAGACACGGAACCTAGCAAGATAGATGACGATGACTTGCAATATCTAGACGAAAAAGACTACGAGTATATTATCTGTAGTTATGCTCAGGATATGTGGTCGGGCGAAGGCGCGGCGGTCCTTAAAGACAGAAATGGTAAGTTCATGTTTATAGAATTAGGTCATTGTAGCTGCTATGGTCCACTAGAAGAGCGTAATCCGAAATGCATCTATTCACTAGAAGAAATAATTAAGTTGTTAGATAAGCATTGCAAGGATACTTATGGTGGATATGCCAAAGCTGTTGCTGAAAAACTTAAAGAGCTGGAGGGATGAAGAATGACGAAAGATAAGTCATCTATAGAGATAGAAACTAGCCATGCACCTACGCCTCGTCCGTATATTGTAAATATTGCTAGTAATACATACAGAACTTACGATAAGCAAACTATGACAATCTACATCATAAAATATTCAGACGGTAGCATTTGTCAGCTTGTAAGTAAAAACGGGTCAATTGAGATTGTCGAAGAGAAGGGAGAGAAATGAAAAGCTTAATAAATCGAATAACTAAATGGTGGAATGATACGGAAATAGATAGTTTCTCGTTCGTTATAATGTTGTTGTTCATATCAGTTATTATACTCTTAGCCCTCGATGTAACAGAAGCTAAAAAGTTACCATCTAAGGACGAAGTTTGTCAAAAGCATTTTGGTAAAGATTATGTCTGGCACGAAGGGTATAGAGGCGCAGATTTTTGCGTTGACAATTCAGGAATACCAAAGTACCCTAAATCATGGACAGGGAAGGAGTAAATAATGCGTGAAATTGAGTTCAGGGCTTGGGACAACCTAGAAAAAAGAATGCGAAAAGTCGTGTCTTTGTATTGGCAGGACGACAAACTTGTGTCAGCAAAACTTGAGGGCGACAATGAGCCGATTTCGATTGAGGGACGGCTTGTAATTGAGGAGTGGACAGGTCTATACAATCGTGCTGGTCAAAAGATTTATGTAGGCGATATCTTAGCACTTTACCGCAAAGACGGAAGTATTGACAATGTGTGTCAGGTTATTTGGGACGAGCTTGATGATGAGTACAATTGGAAACCTGTTGGTGAAGACAGCTGGTCTGATATATTCAGTGCTTTCTACGACGATTATAAAGTCATAGGTAATATTCATGAAAATCCTGAACTAGTGGAGGAAGAGTGAATAATGAAACAGGATACTACAACTATAGTGTGTGATAAATGCGGAAGAACCATAAAATCTCGTGGTGCATATGGATTTGCTCATCAATGTAGCGGACATGTAAGAGAAATAAACAAGCGGTTCAAAAATGCTATTATGTTTGCAAGTACTCGAGAGGAGGTTCGCAAAGCATGTGAGGCGCGTGACTATGCTAACGCTCTATACAATCCAGAGCATAAGTATATTAGAAATAATGATATATAAAAGATATTTTTGGAGAAAGTTATGCATAAAAATACTATAGTAGGCTTTCGGCCGTCAGGTAGATTGCATCTAGGGCATTATGTCAGCGTGATAAAGCCAGCAATAGAATACAAGGCAGATATCCTGATAGCTAAACATCACGCGCCACTGTCAGAATCTGAATATGAGGAGCAAGCGTTGAGCGTACTCAGAATGTTCAAGTTGAGTGGTCAAGTTGTCGAGCAGAAATTGGATGTCGCTCTACTAGCTAAACTGTTAGCTGTAACACCTAGTCACTTACTGAATGCCATGCCGCAGTATAAGGCTAAAGAAAAGACCGCACTAATGTACATATATCCAGTGATGATGGCTCTAGATATTGCAGGTTACGATAGAGTAATTGTTGGCGAAGATCAGCGCCCTCATATCGAATTCGCAAGAGATATTCTTCCGCGGGTTGGGTTGAAGTGTCCAAATCCAATTTATACAAAATCCAAGATTATGGATTTAAGACATCCTGATCGTAAGATGAGTAAGTCTGAGCCAAAGTCGTGTTTATTCCTAGATGATGAAGATTATGAGCGCAAGATCATGAAAGCAGTCACTGATGCCAAAGGCCTAGCAAATTTGAGAAACATATACATAGAGCTGGGTGGTCGGTCTAATATTGAAAACATGAGTAACTACGATCTAAAGCGAGCGATTGTAGAATTATATAAAAGTCTCAATTTTTCTAAAAGATAATCCGTCTTGAAGAAGCGGATTGTGTCTCACAACTAGAAGATTTTTATCGGATCTGTAAATGTGATATAATTTAATTAACTCACAAGACGCGGGCGACTAGCGAGGATGTTGGTTATGTCCAAAACTACAGCCAAAAGCAAGCCTAAGTCTTCTAAAAAGCCGCCTACAAAAACACCTAAAAAGAACGGGCGTCCTACAAAATACTCTGATAAGCTAGCAGATAGAATATGTCAGAAAATAGCAGAAGGCTATTCAGTACGATCTATATGCAAAGAAAAAGATATGGTCTCTATGCAGACACTTTTTCGATGGTTACGAGAAAATGATAAGTTTCGTGAGCAATACGCGCATGCATGTGAAGAGCGATCATACGCACAAGCTGAAGAGATTATTGATATTGCAGATAACGCTACTAACGACTACATGGAAAAGTTAGAAGGCGATGGATATATATTCAATAGCGAGAATGTTCAGAGGTCACGTTTAAGAATCGATACGCGCAAGTGGCTGATGTCTAAGATGAATCCAAAAGTTTACGGCGACAAGCTGGATATGACTACAAACGGTAATGACATAGGAGTAGCTCTAAGTGCAAAGCAAGCAGAGCAACTACTTAAAGCCAGAGCAGACCGTCGGGATTCTTAGAGAAATTGCAGATAACGGCTCTTTTGCCGAGTACTGCATTGCTATAGATCCAAAGTACCAACTGGAGTGGTTCCACGCCGAGATTGCTAAAGAGCTAGAGCAAGGATATCGTCGATTGCTGGCTGGAGAAGACGTCCGATTGATGATTTTTATGCCGCCGCGACACGGCAAAAGTGATACAGCCACGCAGAAATTTCCGTCGTGGGTACTAGGAAAAAGCCCGAACATTCCAATTGTAGTCTCATCTTACTCTGCGGAATTAGCGTCAGATTTCGGTCAAAAAACTAGGGATATAATGCAATCCGCTACTTACAACAAGATGTTTTCTACACGCCTGCGAGCAGACGCTAGAGCAAAAGGTCGCTGGATTACAAAACAGGGCGGCGGCTACACCGCCGTCGGTGTTGGTGGAGCGCTAACTGGTCGTGGATTCAAAATTGGTATTATCGACGATCCATTTAAGAACCGTGAAGAAGCAGATAGTTTTGTAATCCGCGAAGCCCGAGACGGTTGGTATAAGTCAACCTTCTCAACGCGTGAGGAAGGTAATTCAATGATCGTATTTATTCTTACGCGCTGGCACGACGATGACCTAGCTGGTCGTGTTCTCAAAGCATCACGAGAAGCTAAAGCGAGAGGTGAAGCGTATGATGATTGGAAAATAATTGAGTACAAGGCTATCGCTACTGAAGACGACGAGCACCGCAAAACTGGTGAGGCTCTATGGCCAGAGAAGTTTTCACTTGAGAAGCTATTAAAAAAACGCGCAGAAATGGGCAGTTATGAATTCTCAGCACTCTATCAGCAAAACCCAATCGATGAAGAGAATCGCAAATTTAAGGAAGCATGGTACAAATATCGCGAGTTCAGCAACGTCTTACAGCTTGACACTTACAACGTTATGACGATTGACCCGCGAGGTAAAGACGACGTAAAGCAAGGCACTGACTACATTGGTGTAACCCTTAATTTTATCGACCGCGAAGGTAAATGGAATGTAATATGCTATCGCACAAAACTATCCGCGACTGACCTTGTTGATCTAATGTTTACAAACTGGAAGAGATACAACCTGCATAAGATCGGAATTGAAGACAATCAATTTACTCAAGCCTTGAAGTCTGTTTGGGATGAGGAGATGATGCGCAGAGGCGTCTATATGGATGTCGAATTATTGAAGCATGGCGGACACAGTAAAGCATTGAGGATTGAAGCACTAGTGCCACGATATGAACGCGGAGGAATTTATCATATAAGACATGGCGACGCTAACTTATGTAAAGACTTAGAGCTTGAACTGAGTATGTTTCCTAAGGCGACCAATGACGACGCGAGCGACTCTCTAGCATATCAAGTACAACTAGCTCAGCGACCAGAAGATGACGTAGGATCAGTCTCATACAATCAATCATTAGCAGATAGCGACTTAACAGCAATGTGGAATTAATTAGGGGGAATATGAAAAAATTTGTGCCAGAATTTGGAAAAGTCAAAGAACAACAGCAGCTAGACGATAAGACGTCTGTAGTAGTTGAAAACAGTTATCAAAATCACACTGTTATAGCAACTAAGCTACACTATGAAGAACGTTTTCGGGTTGCATCTATGGCAGAAGCACGCGATAAGGTTGATGAGCTAACACTAAGAATTGAAAACGACGATAGTCTTATCAATCCGTCAATCCGTTATGATGGACGCGCTAGGATATCATACAAAGGATCATTCGACGTCGTATTTGAATATACCAAAATTAAGCAGGTAAAATGATTATTTTCACAACTGATTAAAAATGTGATATAATACAAGCGTAAACCACTGAAACAAACCAGAGTTTACTGAAACAACAGTAATCTTTGGAGTAATCAGTGGCTTTCTCTTTTTTAACAGAAGAAAACATTTTCGATCTATGTAGCACCTCAAAAGACTATACGGAAAAACTAACGCAGGCTTTTGAGGAGTATTCCCGTCTTGCCAGAAATAAGCCACACGCTAAAATACCTAAAGCGTTTCCTAAAACTACAGACGGTACAGCAGCTTCAATTATCATTAAGTCTGCACGTCGTGCCGTACAGCAATTGCCGGCTGGTGTAGTCTCTACTTCTGACGAATATAGTCCATGGCCAATACTTGCTGAATTTGCTTACTTAAAAGAAATCCTACCTAACGCCAACGCCGAATATGACCTGATCCATAAAATGTGGATAACTATTGAAAATGGTGAGTCATTTGGGTCGCAGTGTGTCTTTACGCCAGTAGCTTACAACGATGGCAAGCTGCTTCCAGACTATTTAATCGTCTCATGGCGTGATGTATTTATTCAACCTGGTAAAAGATCTGCTAGCGATAGCGACTATTTATTTGTACGCACGTGGTGGCAAAAGACTGACGTAGAAAAGCTTATCGATGCCGAAGAAGAACGACGCCGCATTGCCAAAAAAGAGGGCGCACTATACGAACCAACTTGGGATTTGAAGGCACTAGAAGAAATAAAAGAAGCTATTGTCACTAAAGACTCTAAAGACCAGAGCGAAGCAGAGCAACAGTACTCACTTGATCCATCAGGCATTGAAATTATAACTGGTTTTCAAATTGGTCATAATGCAACCTTCTTTACATTCAATCCAGCCACTCAAAAGATTGTACGACGTAAGAAAAATAAAGACCCAAGGGCTAAGATACCCTTAAATTGGTATTTTTATGACGCCGATGGAGTCAATCCTCTGGGTCGTAGCGTCTTAGAGCTAATTGGTCCTCTACAGAACCTGATCGATAGCGATATGCAGGCTTATCAATACAACCGTGCCGCTGCATTGCGACCAACTATTAACGTATACGGAGACGTAAACGAGCGAACCCTTGAATTCAAGCCAAACGGTCTTAACAAAATTAAGAACCCAAATGTACGTATTGAAGCGATGTCTGTAGATACTTCAGCAATCCGCGACTATCCGAATCTATACGGCTTACAGAAGTCTCAAATGCTCAACCTGGTCAATAGCCCAGACACTTCAATTAGTGCAGAGGTTGGCAATCCAGGATTCGGTAAAACGCCACAAGCGCTCAAGACTCAACAAGCTCAATTGTCTATTGATGACAATGCATTGCGTAAAGGATTTGAAGCATTCTTTGAGGAGTGGAGCGAAACGGCTATTAACTTGTATTTTGCAGAGCGTGAAGGTGTAGAAATAATCCAGCTAGACACAGACACTGCACAGAGATTGCGAGACCTAGAAGAAAAAGGTCATGTACTAGATGGTGTAGTGCTAGATGATGATAATAAGGCAACTGTAGACTTCTCAAAAGCTAAGGGAGTACTGAAGTTTAAGATTGACGCGTCAACAACGAAAGTAAACAGCGAAGCGGCACAGCTAGATTCTCTGAAGACATTGATTCAGACGCTAGACTCTAGCCAATCACTGAACCAAGTAGTGCCAGTAGATAAGAAATTAGCCGCATGGAACGCTATTGTTGCTAACTCTGGCATTGATGGATTAGACGAGCTAAAGGTTACAGAAGAAGAAATGAAAGAAATGCAGGAGGCGCAAACTCAAGCCGCGGTCCCTGCTACCGATGAAACAGCTACAGCCGAGACGGAGCAGCCAGCAGAAGACGAGGCTCAGGTCGCTGAAGTACCAGTAGAGCCACAAGAAGATATAGAGCCAAGTATTGTAGATGAATTACGACAGATAGGCACGCCAGAAGACCTAATTGCTGAAGTACCAAGCATGATTCAAAAAGGATTTACAGAAGAGGAAATAATCGCATCGATTATGGGAGTTATCCAAAAGGAGGGTGAATAATGGACGAAAATCTATATCCGCGTAGTACAGAATATTACCAGCCAAATGAGGAAGAAGACAAGAGGGTAGAGGAGGCTAAGCAAGCCGAGATCAATGCTATTAAGCAAGATATGAATAAGTTGCAAAAGGTGCTTGACCGTTGGGACGAGCGCATTACCTTCTACAAGTCTACTGACGCTATACCAGAAGAAGTAATTACAGATAAAGAGAAACTAGCTATTTATATATCGGCAAACAAACGTGTTGTAGAGATTTTAAGGGAGGAAAGGAGCTTCTTAGTAAGTGTAATTGACCAAGCGGCATAGTAAGGTACTCTGCTTTGGTTAGCTATCCTCGCTATTGGCTAACCAAAGGAGCGCATCTCACGCAACCCAGGTTCGTCACCTGCAATCGACGCTTAAACAATCTAATGAGAAGGAGGGGTACTGTGCCATCAGACGCAGAAAACCAAGAAGTCGTTAATACAGAGGTAGAGCAAGAGTCTACCCACGCTGAGTCGACGCCAGCTGAAACACAAAACTCTGAGGCTTCTTCAGAGCCAGAAACCAAAGCAGTTATCTCAGATAGCGGCGAGGTGGTACATGTCAAAGTCGATAAGTCTAAGGAAGAAAGCAAAGACGCTGATTCTGATGACGAGTCAGACGAAGACAGGAAGCCGAAACGGGGCAAAGAGGCGCGCCGTGAACAACTAGAACGCGATTTAGAGGAAGACAATCGAGCTATTCGTGAATTAGTTGCTAAACGGAACGAAACTAGAGCTTATCGCCAGCAATTGGAGCTTGACGCACAGAACGAAAGCACATTTCAACCTGTACAGCCACAGCCACAACAATTGCCAACAATAGATCAGATTATGGAGATGGAGAACCCAGAGACTGGTGACTTCTTCACAGAATTTGAAGCTAAGGCGGTATTGCAGAACCTACAGTTGCAACAGCGACTAGATAATATGCAACAAGCTCAAGAGCAGGCGGCTTATAAAGCCCAAGTCGAAACATCAAGAAGTGATTTGTCATATAAGGCAAATATGGCGCTCAGGGATTTCCCAGAGTTTGATCCAGAATCTGATCAATACGATGAACATCTTGATAACGCCGTAAACGGGTATCTGCAAAGTGTACTTGTTTACGACCAAAACGGCGATGTCATTGGCTCAAAGACAGATGTATATCAATTATATAAGTCATTCCACAAAGACGGTGAAGCACCTAAGCAACGCGCTGTGATTAATGACGCTGGTGATTTCCGTGGAGGCGGCACTAGGATCGTTAAACCATTCGCCAAGCTTACTACAGAAGAGAAGGAAGAATATCTCCGTCGACAAGGACATGATATTTAAGAAAGGTTAATAACATGGCAACAAACACAACCGCAACGCTTTCTGCCGAGATGATCCAATACCTGGAGGAAAAGTTCTTGGAGCGAAGCGAAGCTCGCACAATTCACCTAGAAGGTGCTAAAAAGAAAACTCTAGGAAAAAACTCTGGTACAACAGTTACCTTTACAAAACGATCACCATTTGGCTTGGCTACAACGCCATTGACAGAAGGTGAAAACCCACAAGACGAAGCTATCCGAAGCAACAAAGTCGTTGCTACTCTACGTGGCTACGGTAAGTGGACTAAAATCTCAAGCATGCTGTACAACACTTCAATCGATCGCGAGATGAAAGAGACGATTGAAACTATGGGTCAAAATGCAGGCGAAACAATCGACGCATTGGTCCGTGACGTATTGCATCAGGGTGCTACAGTACAGTTCGCAAATAAGAAAACTGCATTGAACGGCATTACTGCTGACGATATCCTGACGGTAGCAGAAATCCGCAAGGCTGTACGTACATTGAAGAAAAACAACGCAATCCCATATGCAGACGGATTCTTTATTGGTAAGGTTGGTCCAGATACTGCATACAACATTACTGGTGATACAGCTTGGATTGACGCTCAGAAGTACACTGGCCGTGCAGAACTGTACAAGGGTGAACTAGGTCGCTTGCACAAAGTTCGCTTTATCGAAGCATCAAGCAACCAGAAGGATGAGGCAAGTACAACGACTGTCTACTCAAACTTCATTCACGGTCAAGAAGCATTCGGTGTTGTCGACTTGGCTGGTAGCGGCTTGAAGAAAATTATCATCAAGCAATCAGACAAGGGTGATACATCTAACCCACTCAACCAGTTTATGACCATTGGTTGGAAGGCTGAGGCATTTGCGTCGGCAATCCTTGATCCAAAGTGGATTATCAACGTTAAGACTGGTGCTAAAGACTAGTATTTAATAACAGTAAGGGGTGGTTAAACACCGCCCCTTACGACCAAAGAAGGGAAACGATAAAATGGCAGAGAAAAATACAACCGCGCTTACAGCCGAAGAGATTATCGCCAACGCTAAAAAAGAGGCTGAGAAGATTATCGCTAGCGCAAAAGAAACTGCAACTAGTGGTGAAATCGTAAGCCGTAGCGTATCTAAGGAAGATATCATCGAAGCATACAATAGCGGATTAAGTCACCTAGAGGTTGCTAAGAAATTTTATGGCAACACAAACGACGACAATATGCAGAAGGTTATTGCAGTTATTGAAGAGGCAGTACCATCAGGGGATGACAAAGACCCAGAGGTTGAAGTCACTGATCCTTGGATTGGAGCTTAGTAGATTATGGACTGGACGAGAGAGGGCGATCTAACTAGATTACATAAGGTGTTTAATGACCCTCTTAAGTCCCGTCACGAGCGCAGATTAGCCCACGACACATTCAACAAGATATTACGCCAGCTAAAAGACAAAAAACTCACCGAATTACGTCGTAGGCTAATCCGAGCCAACATTGCAGACGATGACGCCGCCGTAGAGAGAATAACTGAAGAGATACACGAATACTCACGGCGTGCAGGCTATAGATAGCGACTACAACATAAACAAATCAGACCATTTCGTTGATATCCACGAAATGGTCTTTTTGCTTGATATATGATACAATAACCTTACAATTAAGCACGAAGTGTGACTCTAAAAAACGAGAGCGCGTTGTCATCCAAAAAAGAAGGAAGCGTGCGTCGCAGCGTTGTATAAGTAGCAATCTGAGGTGATCGTTTGAGATAAATACGAAGCCGCCCAAGTCAGTATGGAGCGAAGAACTAGGCCCTCTTGGTGACCAGACAACAGACGATAGCTCTTATCCAATTTAATAGTATTTTTACAATTTGGAGTGTTGTTGAGAGATTTGGGATTTGTGTGTATACTATAGGTACTTTAGTAAGTAAATGGGAGGCTTTACTAAAATGGTATCTAAGGACAAAATCATCAAAAGCACTGTTGGTGCTGTTATTGGCGTAGCTGCAGTAGCAGGTATGGCTGGAGCTGCAAATAATAGTCAGCCACAACAGACTATAGCGCCAGTAGTACAACCTGTAACATATTCAGACTGTAGAACGGAAGAAATACCGTTTGAAACACAGTACGAAGGTGAAACGGGTCAATATGGCTACACTGAAGCTATAAAGCAACAAGGTGTAGCTGGTAGTAAGAAGATTTGTAAGCCAAGCAAGCCAGGGTATGAAGATAAGGTGGAGGTTATAACTCAACCCGTAAACCACGTTATCGTCCGTACACCTAAACCTGCACCGCAACCAGTACAACAGCAATCACACTATCGTGTCGGAGCAATCTGCCGTGACGGTTGGCAATCACACGCTACTGGAAGAGGAGCATGTTCACATCATGGTGGAGTAAGCGAGTGGCTGTATGAGTGATTGGCACGTGTGGCTTTTCTATGGCACCGCTGCATTTGTTTCTGTATATTCAGTCATAACCTGGAAACAAATAATGTGGCTATATACGCTGGCATCGCCATATGTAGTTGATGATAACGATGTTGCTATAAGGATGTTTTCATGGAGCGCTCTGCGTCAGTTGGCTGCTAGTACCTTCTCCATACCAGCATTCATTTTGCTTGGTCAAAAATGTATAAGTAGTATTCCAACGGAGTTTGTTACTGTTCCATTTACTTTAGTTATTGCTACAGTAATATATACACTTGTATGTAGCTATTCAGCACCAGAAAAAACATTTTATAAGCTCAAAAAGTATGGATACTTAGCGAAGGATGCAACTGGTAATGGGGAATGGATAGAATTTACCATTCGCTATTTTATGCAATATACCTATGGGATGGTCCTGTCCCTTATTGGCATTATTGCAGTGTCTATATTTCTTCTGTATATAGCGTTATTCTAGCGTGCTACACAAAAATGCTGCACTACAACCCTACCATCACCTACGCCAATACCAGTATAGGTGTACTTGGGGTCGAGCATGGCAGCTTTGTGCGGCGGTGAACTAAGCCACCAATCTATAGATTGCTTTGTATCTGTTCCGCTATCGTTCCAAGTCAAGTTTTCGCTGGCGTTTGTGCAAGCGGCAACTTGAAGTCTCCTCATTTCTTCTGTAAGCGGTTGGTTCGTGTCTGGCATGTAGTGTCCGCGATAATTCCTGGCTATCATGTCGTCGGCTTTCATTTGAGCGGTCTTAGATAAGTTTGGGTGCAGTTTTAGTGGTGCAACGCCGACTTTGGCTCGTTCAATATTGACGGCGTTCAATATTGACAGTTCTGTCGGCGGTTCTATCTTTTTGCTATTAGATAATTTGTTGGTATTTTGAAACGAAGGCGATTCTACGACAGGGGTTGTCTTTGTTATCTCTGCATTACGTTGAGCAACAAATAAATAGGCAGCAACTGCGCCAACGACTACTGCGATGCTAACAAAAATGACAAGAATAAATTTAGTCTTTTTCACGCCGACAGTATAACTGAAATCATCAGATTTGTCAATAACACTCCAAGTTACAAAAAGGAGTGTTTTTCTTATGCAAGGAAATGAATCATATCGTCAGTACCTTCAATATCACGCAAACAATCACCCGTCAGCAACCAAACGAGCAGAAGCTCAAGCCCTACTAAATGTCACTGGAGATGACGGCGGACTTAACGGCTACTTCCTAATGGGTAATGGCACTAACAATAGAGGTCAAACTGTCGGAGAGCAAAAGTCAAACGGTTACACTGCATCATCCCTCAACCGTTCAGTCAATCCATGGTGGATGAATTCATCTGCTAACTGGCAACATAGTCAAAAACAGGGTGGCGCG